GCTGCATACAGCGGAGCTGTTTCCGATGTGATCGGGTTCTGCGAGGCAGTATTCTGTGCGACGGTCTGGATAAATGTCTCTATAGCCTGTGATACCTCATTATCTGTGGAGGCGTTTGCTACGCTGATATAGAAGTCACTGAGAGCACTCATGTCATCACCCCCTGCAAACGTCAGTGATGGCAACTTCCACCAGTTCGCTTGCATCATTCTCGGAAAATATCCTGCCCTTGGCCTTTGCCACTGCGGACTCCTCCGATGCGGCGGATACCTTATATATGCTGTTCTCCTGTCCGCCGATAAACTTCTTATACACGAACACTATGTATGTTTTCATGGTCTGATCTCCTTATATTCTGTATATTGAGGGTTCCGAATTTCTCCTGTGGATAGGCTTATCGCCTATACCCAAAAGGATATCCACTGCTGACTGCAATTTTTCGGCACTATCATATGCAGCTATAACCTCAGCCTGCTTATCTGTAAGCGGCGGACGGACGAGGGTGGGATTGGCACGCTCGCCATTTTTGGTAAAATACGCAGGCATCTGATATGCGGGTATCTCCAACAGCTCCATTATGGCGTATATGTCCGATAACTCCCACTGGCGGACTCCGCTCATTCTCTGTGATACATAACTTACCGATCGTCCTATACCTGCTGCCATCTCTTCTACCTTCATGTACCGCTCCCTGAGCAGTGACCTTAGTGCTTCATATTTGTTTTTCATTTCTATCGCTCCTTTTCAATTCAATCACAGTTCATACCCTGACTGATAATTTTGTTGACATTTCTTTTCTACCACTGTATAATTACAGGGAAAGGGGGTGAAAAATGTGAACGATTGTTTTATTTGTGAGGACGTTTATGCCTATATCAGAACATTCACATCAATAAAGCTTGATGATTGGTCCCGTATGCCAGCAAAATATGATCCTTCCTTGCTGCATCAGAATGATAGCGTCGAAAAATATTTCGCACGTCTCAAAAATGATGCTACACTTATCTTATCAGCCCAGACTGTTGATAGTAATAATTACGTTTTTGTTATGGAAGTGGAATTTGATAACGAAAAAGGCGTTTTTTACGAAATCAACGTTCGTGAACGTGACCAAGAAAGAGTATTCAGTGAATACGCATATCTGTTTGAGCGTATCCGTGCAAGGCAAGAAAAGAAATTTATTGACAGGTTGAATTCCGCTTTGGGCTGTCAATAAAAACGTCCACACCCTCTGTCTCGATTACCGCTAATTCTGCGGTAGTCGAGATATGGTTCATTCTGATGTTATCTAAAGTGTCCTCAAGCTCTTTTATAAGCCTTTTTGCCTTTTCGATATCAGAAACAAGGTCCTCAAGACCGCTGATTTTTACTTTTACTTCCATTCTGCTTATCTCCTTTCATTTTTATTTGTCATGATATACTTGGTATTATGCCGACCGAGCAAAAAGCTGCTCAAACTGACAGTTGGGGAAGAACTCATTTTTTATTGTGAAAGCTTCCTCTACAGTAAAAGAACTTTTCCCCGTGATCTTTGCTCTGAGGGTATCCCGTGTTATCCCGAGCCTCTTTGCAATGTCAACGTAGTTAATATGCGCCTTTGCGATCTCGCCTATAAGATTGCTGTATTCCATGTGCTTTTTCTCCTTTCATTTGAATAGTTTTATTATGCAAACGCATAATTTATGATTTAATTATATTATTCAACTGCATAGAAGTCAATAGTTTTTCTGCAATTTATTACGCATTTGAATAACTTTGTCGCTATGCACAAAAAATTATGCAGTTCTTTGTTTGCGACAATGAAATTATACGCATTTGCATAAATTTGTTGACTTTTGTTTTCTTTAGTGATATACTTATGATAATTTAATAGGAGGCGTCAATTATGGCAATCGGAGCAAAGCTAAAGCAAATACTGGAGAACAGAGGGCTGAAAGCAACAGACATAGCTGCGCAAACAGGACTGTCCGCTCAGACTATATACAGTCTGATCTCACGTGACAGCAACAAGGCGAGTATAGATAATCTCATAAAGATTTGCGGTGCTCTTGGGATTACAGTCGAAGAGCTAAATCAGTATGATCTTAAAACTAAAAGTAATGCTTTACTCAAAATATCAGTTACGGAACATGAGAATAAAGTAATTACAGCCTACCGTGATAAGCCAGAAATGCAGGGAGCTGTTGATAAGCTCCTTGAAATAGAACCTGCACGCAGAAAAATTGATATATCCGCTTACAAGCAGAATATAGCTGCAGGAACAGGAGAAGAAGGATTTACACCTGAGAAGTTCAAGGAGGTTGACGACTTTGCAAGACAAATCGCAGAACTCGAAGCCAATGAATCTGATTGATCTCTACCAGTTTGCAAATGATAATGACATAAAGGTGGTAGAAACCATCTGCCCACAATGCAAAGCAATTTCCATGCTGTCACCGCAGGGAGAGTGCTACATAGGTATTGATTCAAAGTCAATGAACAGTGAGCGAGAGGAAAAGCAGTATCTTGCTCACGATATAGGGCATTGCATGAAGGGTGCATTTTATAACCCATATTCACCTTTTGACATTATTGAGAAGCAGGAGCATCGTGCAAATGCCGAAGCGATACATTACCTTATTCCCAAGCAAAAATTGATAAAAGCAATGAAAAGCGGTGAGACTGAGGTATGGCAGCTTTGTGAATACTTTGACGTCGATGTAAAGTATATAAAGCTTGCTTTTTGGGAGTATTTTGATAAAATAATATAATAAGCATATTTTTACTCATAATCACAATTATCAAAAAGGAAGTGCAAATATGTTTGAAATCACTAATGAAGCTGATCTTAATTGTTTCGAGCAACGAGCTATTGCAATTATAAGAGCTGCTTTTGAAAAAGATAATTTATCTTTTGATACAATAAGGATTGAACGCCGTTCATCTGATTACCTTACGTTAAATTGCCCTCATTATAATAGCGACTTTTATACAGATTTCTGCCGAATAAAAGCTGGTACAGTATCAACGTGGGTAAGCTTAGATACTTCCGTTTCCAAAGCGCTGAAAGAAGATTACAGGTTTAAAGACGAGATAAACCGTAATCGCAGACATTGGAAAATCAAACTGAATAACGTAGAAGATATATCAAGTATCACAGACCTAATTATTGCAGTTTATCAGTATAATTTACACCCTGATGAATATTCTTTTGCTCCGATTATTGAAAATATTACTACTGATATACAGCCAGAAGGAATTTCTGATTATACTGTCTTTGATCTTGAAACCACTGGAGTAAACGTAAATAATTGTAAGATTATCGAACTGACAGCTATAAAAGTAAGAAATAATGATATAATTCAAAAATTTACTACTTTAATAAACCCAGAATGTCATATTCCGTCAGAAGCAACCCGTGTAAATAAGATTACAGATGAAATGGTCAGAAATGCACCAAAACTGGAAGATATATTCAACAACTTTATAAGCTTTATTGGTGACGATATTTTGATAGGGCATAATATAGCTTCATTCGATTATATTATAATATCTAATTTATATAAGCAACTTACAGGAAGCACACTTAAAAATCATTATATAGATACATACCGTTTATCAAAGCAATATGTTCCTAATGCTCGAAATTACAAACTTATAACTCTTGCTGAATATTTTGGAATAGAGCTTAATAATGCTCATCGAGCAGAAAGCGATTGCATAGCAACGCATAAATTATATCAAGAATTAAAATCCTTGAACGGTACTGTCCTTACTCAGCCCAAAAGCAACATAAACAGTAAAACTTTTTCTTCCGAATTTAGTGATATCCAGTTTAAATATGATGTATCTGGCAAAACAATTTGTCTTACTGGAGATTTTTCATGTGGCAGTAGGAACCAGTTAGAAAATATTCTTTTTGTTAATGGCGCATTGGTTCAAAAAAATGTGGTGAAGAAGTTGGATTATCTTGTTATAGGAAGTCTCGGAAGTGATGATTGGAAAGATAATAAGGGAACAAAACTTTTGAAAGCAGAAGACTACAACCAAAAGGGCGCTCACATTATCATCATAAAAGAAGATGATTTTATATCAAAATCAAATGATGGGTTAGAGCAACTTACTTTCAATATAACTGAACAATATCAAAAAGTATTATCCGAAAATATTATTGATGACTTAAAGGAAATAATCCACACAGTATGCCTTAAAAATAATGTTGATGAAAAGTACCTGTCAATAGAAGAGCTGAAAGACAGCTATTCCGTATGGATACTTGAGCCTTTGGAGCTTGAAGCCAGCGGAACCAAAACCAAGAGCGACAGGTGCTTTAAAATAACGAGGACTAAGAATAATATAAGGATAGAATATCTGTTTCAGCGTAAGGAGCACATTGCCAAGCCTGATGATGCGGTTGAGAAGATACTAACCTCAAAGGTCACTGATAAAGAGACTGGTGAAACCACTTCCAAAAAGACTTTTTACCATCAGTTTGACATAAACAGTGCAAGCGTCATTCCATATCTGACAGCTATACTGGAGTATTCCTTACAGCGCTATGAGCCGTCAGACCGATTTGGCTGCTGCAGCAAATACGTTGCCTGCTCCGATGCTCTGAAATGTCTG